CCCCAGCATCAGAAACGCTAAGACCTTCATCTCCACCATCATTGGAAACATAGTTACCATTAAGTTTTAAATTTCGTCTAAGACTGTGATGGTCTCTTGTTACTTTACCAGCCATTTTTCTACTCCTTAACTGTAGTAAACATATTGAACGTCTTCACCGTTGACACTTGCAACGACATAAACATCATTTACATTATCTATATCAACACTATATACATCTCCAGCGTAAAGCCCAATTCCAGTTGCCGCTGTGACTCCACTGCCTCCAGCATATATTATACCACTATTTGCAATTGCCGCCATAACGTCAATGTGCTTACAGGCTTGTGATGACGCTAAAACTTCAGCGGAAGTTCCAACAGCGGTATTATTGCCATGACCGATAGAACCAAAACCAGCAGGCTGAACAGTTGAAGTAACATCCACGTCACCAATATCTACGCCTGAGTTAGCCGCTAATTTTCCAATTGCCGCACTACCAGCGGGTAAAGAGCTTGCAATATCTACATCTCCAATATTATTTGTACCAGCAGGGAGAGAAGCAACCACGTCAACTTGCATTTCAGTTGAAACAGCGGCGGCGAGAGTGCTTGTATCAGCGTCAATAGTGCCAAGCAAAGCTTCAATACCGTCTACATGACCTTTAATTGCATTTGTATCTTCATCTATTGTATCTAATACTGCATCTATCGTATCCAGCACTGCGTTATCTGTTGCAGAGAGATTAGCAGTTACAGTTCCAGATACCGTAACATCATTATTAGAACCAAGATTAACAAGAGCACCATTCGTAGAGTCTCCCAACATCCTGTCCCAAGCAGAACCGTCATAAACCATACCCATCGACATAACATTTGTAGTTGATGGATTTGAAAAGTTATCTGCGGCTGTTGCGGCGGCTGGAAACTCTGAATCGACAGTCACCGATGGCATCGTAACAACGTCGACTTGCATTTCACTGCCACTGATAGCGTTATCTATAATCTCAACCGCTGTTTTAATAGCCCCTGTATCTGCATCTATTGTTGTAAGAAGACCCTCTATTCCATCAACATGACCTACAACTGTTCCAAGGTTTGTATCCATATTAGCCGTATCAGCTAATATAGCATCTGAATTAAATTCTTGTGTCCATAAAGCTCCCTCAGCACTTGAACGAAATGCGACCCAATCACCTTCCGCTGGAGTTAATGAAGAAAGAGCATCATCTCTTTCCATCATTACGCCTATACCAGAAATAGTAGAAGGCGTTGCCGCATCCTCTGAATACTCTGTGGTCGCAGTAGTACCAGCGATTATATCTACCTGTAAATGACCATCAGAATCTACAAGAGGAACATAACTCGTACCTCCTGTACCAGTTTTCACCGTATGTGAAAACATTAACATTGAATCTTCAGCTTTATCAGTATGAACCTCAATGTTTATATCGGAACCCTCTGTTTTAAGGGTTACGTTATCAATGTCAACTTTGAGGGCATCTTCCCCCGTGTTCATCATTAAGTTCAGGGATTCCTGAACAGAATACTTGTGCAAATCGCTTGCCATAATTTTCTTCCTCTCTAAGGTTTATGACTACCGTGAACGAGACCGTATCTCGGCAGGCTACTTCTTTTTCTTTTTATAACTTTTCTTAGCTTTAAAAGCAGACCAATCGTCCCTGCCCTTAACCCTGAACCATCCTTGGCTTTCAAGCTCTTCTTTTTTCTCAGGATGCTTCTCAAATTCACCATCGAAAGACTGAATTTTGCCTTGTGATGGGTGTTTCCAATATTCCATGTTTTCTCCAATCTAATGGGGGCAAGAAACTCGCCCCCATTAATAAATAGACTATTAAATGTTAGCTAATGCTACGCCTTTAATATTATCGGAATCGTCTATAATTTTACATCCGTATAGCAAATCTGAAACCAGCTTGGTTCCTAATGCGTCTATCGAATATTCACTCTGCACTCTCACTTCTTGCTGTGAAGCAAAAACTGCCGCACTCTTGTGGAAGACTGCACCAGCGACTGTTCCATCTGTTCCAGAACTTGACACCGTATTACTCATGTAAACGTCAATTCCGTAAAGTGAGCCCACCATGCCAGACCTAAGTCCTCTGTTTCCTTCGCCTACTGCATCATTACGAATAAAGTATTGAGCAATACCAGCAGATGGATTTAAGATATCTGCAAAAAGCGTTGGGTTAACAACCATTGCACACTCACCATCCGAATAGGGAACGTCGTTTTCGCCTAGTGTAGCCAAAACTGATTCAAAAACACCAGCCGTTAGCGTATTGTCAGCAGAGAGGTCTTGAGATTGATTAAGACCATCTAATTCAGCCCAAATATCAGCATCAACCTGACGAGCAAGAGCTTCGCCCATCATGCGACTATATTTAGATACTAAATCAGCTTCGCTTTGAATTAAAGCTATGTCTTCAAATAGTTTTGCGACATACTTATGTTTATTAAGCGTCAACTGAGTAGTTGTGGTTGCTGTTGCGTCATAAGCTACGTCTGCACCAGCAGATTTTGCTGAAGCACTAATAATGCTCATTTCTGGGACATTAATAGCATCTCCGTAACCTTTGCCTTTAACAAGAGATGAATAATCATCAACTAAACCACGAAAAACTGTTTTTCTATCGAAGTATTTATAAATTCCATCAGCCCAAATTTCGGGGATGAAATATTGTTCGGTAGTTACTGTTGCGGCACTACCGTCATAATGTGTTGCCATTTTTAACTCCTAAATTTATTTTCTCATATAGGTCTGCAAAATTCTATCCCAGTTCTTGCGCCTTTGGTCTGCTGGCATAGCTACCCAATCTTTAGGTATCTCTCCATCAGCTATTGCGCCAGGAACATCGGGAACATTCTTAACTTGTTCCTTTGAGAATTTTGAAACCAACAATTCAAGTTGGATAAGAGGAAGGCTACCAAATGCCTGTTTGTCTTCATCAGACAACTCAGAAAGAAGCATATCTCTACGCAACTCTTGGTATTTGCTCTTTTCCTTATTATCCTGAGAAAGTTTATCAATAGATTTGTCCTTTTCTACGAGCAACTCCTGAAATTTGCCTTCTTCTTGGAGTTTCTTTTGTCTTACAGACTCTTGCTCTTTAACAAGACCATCGAACTTTTCCTCAAGTACCCTATATTTATCATTGACCTCACTAAATCTGCTATAGGGAACAGAACTATTAGGTACATTTTCTGTGGCTTCTGTGCTCGTTGTTTTTACGTCTTCACTGACTTCAGGTTTTACAACTTCCTGTTGTTGATTATCCATTTTACCTCCGTATGAGTTTTATTATTATTTCGGATTGCCAAAATATTTGACACAAACTTAAATTGCGATTCAAGATTCCTGCAATAACAAATTGAAAAGAATTATTGGAAGTTTCGCAAACACACGATTTTAAGAGGAAATGGTTCAAGTACATCGGGTATAATCCGCACGATGGACAGAAGAAACTTCACTTCCCCGATAAAGACTCAGCCTCTTTTTTTGTGAACATCTGCGGCAGGAGATACGGCAAGACAACTGCCGCTTTTCGTGAAGCAGAGTTTATTGCGGCGCAACCAGATAAGAAAGTTTGGCTGGTTGGGCTTTCGTATAAGAAATCTCGGTTGATGTTCCGAGAAATATGGAAAGATATGGTAGTTGGACATGAAAATGATGTCGCTAGTGCTAGTGAAAAAGAACAGTATATTAAATTTAAGTGGGGCTCTGTGGTAGAAGGTATGTCGGCGGATAATCCTTCTTCACTTGTGGGAGAAGGTTTAGACCTATTGATTATTGACGAAGCCGCAAAGATGCCTCGAAAAGTTTGGGATATGTATTTATCCCCCACTCTGTCCGATAGAAAGGGAAAAGCAATATTCATCACCACGCCACAGGGTTATAACTGGGTGTACGATTTGTACTTACTCGGTAAAACAGACCCACAGTGGTACTCGCTCCAATCACCCTCTTGGACAAACACACACGCTTTTCCCCTCGGGCAGAGTGACCCTTTTATACTTGAGAGAAAGAGAAATCTTGCTAAAGAGATTTTTGACCAAGAGTATGGTGGAGAATTTTCTACGTTTGAGGGT